CCCACGATGACCACTCATTAGCGTACCCGCCAATTCTCCCACACAACGTCCACCTACGTATACGAAACCGCCGTCTAAGCTACGCACCAGCTTATCTCCTAGCTGTTTGTCGTAGCCCGTGTGCCTAATAACCTCTTCAACCACCATCTGCAAGCTCTCGCTCGCGTGCTGGCTATTGAAGTCGTCGTAGTCCAACATTACGTTGTAACTACCACGGGTCTGCAACCTTCGTATGCGTCTTACCATGCCTGAAGCGCCACCTTTACCTGGATCGAGCTCAACACGTTCACCGCGCCAAGCACTCTCTACCGGCCCTAGTAGGTGGCTAAATGCACAGTACGACACCGTATCTCCCGCGAATATCGTACGCGTCTTCCCTTGTTCTAGTTTGAGACTACCTGAATAGTAGCACGTACCAGACCAATCGCGTATTATATTCGCTTGTTTTTCCTCCACGTATGTACGCCTGTACATCCTGCTGAAGACGTTGTGGGGCACTGACGTCCATGGTTCTTCACGCTCGACTATCTTACTGTGTGAGCCATTGACGCACCATTTCCATCGCGCTGTCCAGAAGTCATCGATATCCGGGAATTCAACCTCACGCGGACATTCCATATCTAAGATTGCACGAATTGCTTCGCGTAACCTACGCGCCTCTGGTCTGACGACACTCTTGCTCACCTGTTCCTTGTCAACACGGTAAGCTGCATCCTCAGCCAGGTCCTTCGTTTGTGTCGCTCGGCCCTGCAGTGTCTGCCCTTCGGTAAACACTGCGCCTTCACGACAACCGTTCGCTCCTATCGCTTTCAAGGCGTTCGACAAGCACTTTGCCTCGTTAGGGCTGGACACTACCAAGCATGCATATAGCATGGGATCTTGGCAGGACCCACATAACCCCAATCCGTACAGCAGTGCTGCTGCAGCCTGATCGTTCGCACAACCGCGCAGTAGCCCACTCACCTCCCAGAACCTCCTGAATAGGTCGGGACGCGCTCGAGCTATATCACGTGCAACTTCCTCGAAGAACACGTTAACGCGGTTTGTTGCCCCCGGGTGTGATTTGGGTGGGAACAACTTGTAGTGGCTCTCTTGTAGTAAGTGTCCTGCGTTCTCGCAGATTGGTTTACCACACGCTTCGTTGATGCTACCGGTCTCCCGAGCTACCAACATTTCGTCCGTTAACAGAGCCATGTCAACGAGACGCTGAATATCCACTGCACTGAGGCGGAC